GGCACTTCTTCACTGCCGTTGCTGGTAATCTGTACACTTGGGGAATTCATCATCTTGTCAGCCGCTTGCACAATAGCATCATCTGCTTCAGTGTAGCCAACTGTGATCATTTTTTGTCCAGTGGGGCCAGCTGGATCCATTGCTTGGTCTGGTGCACCAGCCATAGCAACACCGTAACGGTAGGCTTTGTAAGGACTACTATTGTCTAGGTCAGGATGGATTCTCATGTTGGGCATTGCGTAACGTGTGTCTTTACGCAACTTGCCTTCACTGACAATAATATCTTTTATTTTCATTTTGTTTTTTTCTTAATTGGGCCGCGCTGTTGCACAGGACTAACAGTATTTGTTTTGTCAGGTTCTCTGCTGTCATCAGCGACCATATGCACATGATGTTCGCCAAAGTCTTTTCCTGTTGCTTTAACCATATCTAGTTCTTCTTCGGTATAAGGATTAAACATCAGTGTATTTGCTGGTGCTACATATCTAGCATTCATTTCTGACTTGTGAACTTTGCCGTCATGAGCGGCAATGTTTACACCCATACGATACATGTCATAATAGTGTGAAGGAATATCAGGAAAGTAGACCTGCTTGTTAGCAACTGCCTTGTGCTCGGCATTGGGCAGTTGAAAAGTTTTTAAGGCTTCCGTGATAATTTCATTTATTTTCATGTGATCTTATCCGTTGCATCTTGCTTGGGCTTTTTCTTGCCGTTAAACGGTTGATCGTCACCTAGGTCAATGCGTCTGTCATTGCGGCCACTGATAGGACTAGTGCTGTCATCGGCTGACACATCCGACGATCCGCCAGATGTTTGTCCATTGACACCGCCCTCTTCGACAAGGGCGATATATTCCATTAAGGTTTTCATTTTTGTACCTTGATACTTTCGTATTGAGACATTAAATGAGCACCTAGGTTGGCCACTGCTTCGTTTTCTTCTAGTGCAGGTGGTCTTGGCTTAGGACCGGAACCCACAAACGGATTAGCCGCTGGGTTGGCAGTTAGCTCGTCTTGTGCTTTCTTTCTATTCAGATCGTTGCCTTGGTCAATTACTTGTTGTGTTGTTGCAACTTTTTCGTCTGGAGTATTTCTATAAGATGCTGTATCAGCTTCTTCAACTTCTTCTTCTTGATTAACCATTGCTACAGCAGGTTGTGCTTGTGTAGTAGCCTGGCCACCAACACCTGCTAACTGTAGTAATTGCATTAGCATTTCAGCTTGTTCGCCTGATGCACTAATAGTAACGCTCTTGTTGCCATCACTGCTCATATTGGTACTAATATTCATATTGTCCATAGCGCCTGCGCCATCATCCATGCACTCTTCTACTGTGTTTTTAGTTTTACTTTCGCCTAGGCCAGCAAGTTGAGACAATTCGTTTACTTCATCTTTGCCTGTCATAAAGCCTTTAAGACCCTTGCCAATATCGCCAGCATCTTTCTTTAGTACATCAAGCATACTTTGTTTTGTATCGCTGACTTCTTCAGTTGGCCATACATCCATGTTGCCACCACTGGTATAAACAAAACACTTGTTACCTTCACAACGGTCTACCTTGCCGGCTTTGCCACGATAGTAAACTACTTGTCCTGGCTGTACGCTAGGCTGTGCCATTGATGCAGGCTGTGCCTCATCAGCCATTTGGCGTTTGCTATGGCGGTGTACGTCCATAAAGTCACGTAGCTTGTCGCTACATGTACCTGTTTCTCTAAATGTATTAATATCGCTTTGCAACTCGGACAAAATCTCATCTAGTGTCTGATGTGTTTCACGCATCATTTCGCTAAAGTTAACGCTTTCTAAAATTGATTCTAGTACTGCTGGATCATATTGTACTTTAGCAACCGAGCTCAGTGGTTTGGCTGGAATTGGGTCATGGATATCTCTATAAGATTTATATCCAATTTTGTTTGATCCAAACTGTTCATGTTCCATGTCGTGACCGTGTGGTGTCTTGGGATACTGATACTTTGCCGGCTTGCTTTCTTTGCCGCCGTTCCAACGATCTTTACTTGGAGTGTCTGCATGTGGGCGGAAGTCCGAGTCTTCGTATGGGTTGTTGTTGAAGTCTTTGGCAAACTGTGTATGATCATAGGCCTCGCCAATCATCTTGTATGTTGCGCCTTTAGTACCCTTAGGAACTGCACCAGTGGTACGACCAAAAATGTCGCCTTTGGGGGCATTAAATGATGGTGCAGGTGCCTTAACAGGACGACCACGAACGCCAGGAGCATTCTTTGGCTTTGGTGCTGTGCCTTTAGCAGGACGACCACGCTTCTTAGGAGCGTCTACACTTGGCTCTTCGTCTGGATCGCCTTGGTACTCTGTACCGTAGCTACCTTTGTTGATGATACCAGATTTTGTTTTAATAATTTCAGCTTCTTCTAGGCTTTGATTCTTAATAAGAGTCATAGCGGCCCAGATAGAACTTTCTAAACGACTGGCAAAGCCTTGTGGAAATTGGCCGCCACCTTGTGCTTGTTTTGCAACTGCGCGAATGTCTGCCAATTCATCGTAAATTTGTTGAGCTTGGCCGTAGTCAGAACCTTCTTCTACGTTCTCCTCAACGCTTTCTTCTTTCTTGCCTTGCTTCTTGTTATAGATATCCCAAGCGGTAGCGTATGCACGACCAACATTGTCAGGATATTGCTTCTTGAGTTTCATTACCATGTCTTCCATGCCAGGAGGAGCTTTTTCTGTCATGTCTTGTTCTTTGACTTTTTCCATGTCGCCGTCGCCGTCAAGGTCGGCTACTTTCTTCCCAGCTTCTTTGGCCTTCAATACATTATAAGCATATTTGTTGCCTTCCATCTTTTTAAAGCCCTGGAACTTTTCAGATAGATTAGCTTCAAATTTCTTTACGCCAGATAGGATACTTCCTTGAGCTTCTACACTTTCATAGATTTTTTTTGCTGTTTCTTTAACAGTAGGTTCTTTAGGTTCTAGTGCATCTAGCTTGCCTAAGATGTTATAAATGTTGTTGTTGGCGCTCATTATTTTGTTCCTTTAACTGGGCTTGTGATTTTGGTCTGACTTGTGCCAACAGGACTGGTATTGCCCTGTGGTAATTCATTGGTTGTTTTTTTATCTGCTTCACTCTTGGCCGCAAATTCGTATTCACGTGTCATTAATTCTTTCAATAGGCTGTCTCTGCGGGCCTGTCCTACCAGTGCCTGGCCACCTGGTGCTTCTTCAAGTTCTGGAGTTTCTAGTGCGGCCTTCTTACGTGGTGTAGGCATTGCGGCAATGGCTTCTGCATCTTCTAGAGCAGTACGTACACTCAAGCACTGAATTGGAATACCCACACGCTCATGTATCAGCTGTGTCAGCTGTGGCGGGTTAGTTGGGTAATCTAGTTCAACTTCAATTACATGAATTTCTACATTGCCCATTTGTGGGAATTCAGCATATTCTTGAATAGGTAATCTTTTAATTTTGCCTACGCTGGCAACACTAAATGCATCTAGTGCAGACTGAATACGCTCTTGTAGCTTCTCTGTGTAGTCTCCAGCCACTTTAACTCTGAACTGGTAAGTTTTCTTGCTTTGTGCCAAGTAATTGGTATATGTTTTCATGATTGGACAATCCTCTATCAATTATTTATTAAAAGTTGCTTATTAATTTCTGATACACAATCAGAAAAGTAGGTGTGCATACTGCATAAAACCTGGTAATTATGCTGACATATGGCTTCAATTTCGTCTTTATTATTGACAATAGAGTCAGTTTCTACTAGACGTTTTGTTTCTGCTACTATGGCCGCACATCTTTCTTCTATGTCTTCTATATCGTCATAACTTTCATCAACAATTGGGCTAAATGTTTTAAACCCAATTTGCTGTAGGTATTTCAAAAACCCTTTACTGCTGAATGCCAAAAACGGATGCTTCAGTATTATGGGTCGTATTAGTTTTTCTGTAATATGGAAGTTGTTGTTAAACACACTGGTTTCTACTACCACACTAAACTTTGTCAACAAAGTCAATTTGATAGGTAGCACATGATCCAAACTTCTAATGACTCGTGTTCCATATGGACTTTGAAACTTGTCAAAGGTGCCAGCAAATGGCCATCGATCTTTGAGCAACTGCACATCATCGGGCAATGGTTTTGACAGGTCTGGTACTGAAGCTATGTTATAGGATTTTAGTAAAAACTGATCAAAACCGTTGTTCCACGAGTAGCTGGCAAAATCTGGACTAGGCTTGTGTTGGTTTTTATAACTAACAATGCCGTGATCCAACAATCCTGCTTCGTTCATTTTTACTGCCATCATGTGTCGTTCTTTTCGATACTTGCCCATTAGTAGATTGAAATCTTTAGTAGGTGTCAGTGTCTGTTTGTTGTGTTGGCTTAGTTGCCAAAAATTTATGTCTTGTGGATTTAATATGCTGGCAGAGTAACTTTTTAACCAAAATGGCCAGTACATTATTTCGTAGTCTAGATCGTATTTGAAGATATCTTTGTCCCAATACCCATTCACTAACAAAAATAATTTTTTACATTTAAACTTCTTTAGTGCATTTGCAAAATTATCTGTCAGTATGTTGCCTGCTTCGGTGTAGCAGTTAACAATTAGATATTCGTCTGGTCCCACTGCTGACTCGGGCACACGGAATACATTTGCCCAATACATTACTGTTATGTTTGTTTCGCCCGCAACTGGACCAAATTGGTTGTTTATTTTAAAATTTTTTATGTCACCAGTAGCAAACGTTTCGCTCAGCTGATACAGCTCTAAATATTCTAAAATATGCACAAAGTCGTAGTTGACATTTGCATCGTCTGCATAACGAACGTTTATTTTCATTTCTTACCTAAGATCTGAGCCAGAAGTTCGTTACGGTCCAGTACTACACCTTTGCCATCGATTGGTTGTTCAATTGAACCTTCGGGAGGTGCTGTTTTATCAAGTCTAAGTTTTTTAAGTTGCAGATCAATCATCCTCAACTTTTTGTCCATCTTGGCCTGTTTGGCTGTAATAGCATGTCCTAGCAGTACACCAGCAGTTTGTAATATGGATCCAGCGTAACGTGCTTCAACGTTCATGCCCAAGTCCATAAGGTCTTCTGCTTTGGTTCTGGCCAAATTTGATAGTTCGTCAAATTCTGCATCTGCTGTGTCAAGATCTCTAACACCAGGAAGTGCGGCATCAATTTTATCAATGGCGTCATTGACACTGTCAATCATTGATTGATGTTGTTCAATTGTTTTTATAGATTCTTCTTCTTTGTCCGTTGTGGGTTCGGGCAAATTAAATAGTTCTTCAAGTTTCTTAGTCATGCACGTATTTACCGTGCTTTTCCTTGATGGAAAATTTGGTTCTCCGTAACTATCCGAAACGTCATTCCGTTATTTTTACACCAGGCATTTGCGGCCTGCCATTTGGCCATGTTTAATGCTACAGCGGCCTTGTCTCTAACAGAACGTGCAGACTCCATTGTGGTCTGTGCTTGCGGCTTTACTTCAATTAACTCAGCGTGAGTCTTTCCAGACTTGTCTTGATATATCATTAAAAAGTCTGGAACGTAGATAGTATTTTTGTTTGTAAACGGATTACGATAAGGAATATGTATTGCTTCACTTGCCCACTGTAGTACCGCTGGGTTGTTGTCACAGAATTGCATAAATGTAAATTCCCACCCGGATCTGTATGTTGGCGTTTTGTTGCCTATATACTTTTCTGGGTTTTTTATGTCAAATTTGCCTTGTGCATATTTGGCCATATTACACCATTATGGTTCGCTTGACATAGTCGTTGCTTAATGGAATATTTTTCATACCAAGTAGACTTGTGTTTCTTCTATTTAAATTTAAAAACACAATTAGGTATGCATTAAGTTCTCCGGAACTCATCTTAAAAAACTGATCCATGATTTTCATCGGATCCATATTCTGTGCAACTGCTGTATAGATAATTGATGTAGCCAGTACTTTTGCAGATTCTTTTTCACCAGTGACTTTTTCAAAAAAACCAACGATAGCATCATTGACATTTGGACTTACTGTAAATGACCCGTTGAAGTAATTGTTAAAATAGGTCTGCGTAGACGATGTTTTATTTTTACTAAGATCAATTGATCCTAAATTTGTTACTTGTGCCATTATGCCCACCCAGTCCAATCTTCATTAGAGTCGCCTTCGCTATCTTGTAAGAATAAATCATCTTGTTCTGATGCCATATCCCATCCGTCGTTCATATTAATATCACTGCCATCTGGATACATGTCTAATCCATTGATTGCCGACTCTTCATTTGGTGTTACTTCTCTTGGTGTGTTAATAGCCAAGCCCGTTGCCGCATCCTTGGGGAATATACTTCTTGTTTGCCCGGCTGTAGTAAAAGGATTTTTTAACAGATTAGAGTTTGCTAAAGACAATAGACTACCACCACCTGTGACGTTTCGTCCGCCAGTAGTCACTGCACCTGTTAACGCAAGGCCGCCTGCTAGTGCGCCTAGTCCTGGGATTGCTCTTGTTAAATTAGCATTCACTCCATTGGCACCGCCACCAAATCCACCACCAGACAATAGTCCACCAATTCCAGGAATTCCCTGTGCTCCTTTTGCGCCTCTAAAAAATCCTGATGCGCCACCCAGTAATCCAGCAATGCCAGCACCTCCTGCTACACCGCCTAATAATCCAGCAAGTCCACTACCACCTTTCATACCGTTACCAAAAATACTTGGTACATTTATTGATTGTAAGGGGTTTCCACCACGCAGTACGTTTCTTGCCATGGATCCAATTTCAGCCAAACTCTTTGCACCAAGATTATTGAATCTTCCACTAGCGATAGCACGTCCACCTTTAAGTATTGCACTTAAAAAGTTACCATTACTCAAATCGTTAATAACTTCGTCCACTGTTCCTAATGCGCCACCTGGTCCAAAAACACTATTAGTTCCACCACCGGCTGGAGTTAAAGGGCTAGGAGTTTTATCATAGTGCAAGTCTGCAAAACCAACTACAGTATTTTCAGTTACATAACCTGTATAGTATTTTACAGTCTCATACGCAATGGTCATGGTATGTTCCATTAAGTTTGTATTTTCACCATTGGCGTGTTGCCCGTGTCTAAATGCAACTATTGTTGGATTAATTAAAACATATTCACTAAAACGCTTTTGGTGCAAACTATATATTCTAATAGAACGTAAATATTGCGCCGATGCCATGGTACTAGAACTATAATATGCAGGAGTGTAACCCCAATCCTGCATCATTCGAGACTTATACTTAGACGGCTGTTGGTAGATTGATTCTCCGTAGTCAGAGTCGCGATAGTAATAATTAAAATAACTATACCAAAAATCTCTAATTAGGTCTGCAGAGTCATCGTGGAAGGTAAGATTTAATTGATCGTATTTTAATTTATTTTGTACTACGTTTGTTCTTCCGTATGCATTAAAAACTTTATTCTCTATTGTAAACTTTGGTAAGTCTACAGTTTTGACCAACATCCCCATTTCTAATCTATTATCTCTATCAACACTCGACAACTCGTCATTGATATCAAACGCAACATGGAATAAAAACCCATACTTGGGACTTAGTCGATAATTATTGTCTGTGAAGATTCTAGACGCATGTTGAAAATCGCGCAGATTATCGCTGGTCGTAAATGAGTGTAAGAAATCGTTTATAAGGCTGGCCATAGTAATATTTAGCCGTTAAAAAAGCCCGGAATAAAACCGGGCTTGTTTTTTATTTCTAGTGATTAACCAGTAATAACTGTGCCTAGTGTACGTCCAACTGCGGCACCAATACCACCTGTTGCCAATGGAGTTTGTAGTGCATTATCGTAACGAATAGTTAACTGGATAGTTGCTGGATCGTTAGTTGCGTAGTTCATATCACCATAGTCAACTTGGCTGATCAAGCAACCATACATTTCCCATGTTTCAAGAATGTTAACACCATTTGCGCCGTTGCCGCCATCTAGTACTTCGTAACGTAGTGTAAACTTGTAGTCAATGCCAGAAGCCGCACTAGCTTGCTCCAAGAAGTCAAACTGTTTCTGTACTTGCTCGCCAACCAAGCGACTTACATTACCACCCGCATCATCGCGCAATTGAACTGTAACTTCTTGCCATTCTGGTTTACCTTGTAGATATACTTTTGAGTTGTATACGTCGATGGTAATTGGATTGAAGTTTAAGCTAGGACGTTTAATATCCATAACTTGTTTTGTAAGTTCTGTTCTGTCTGTAGTAACACCAAATCCGTCGAAGCTTGCACGGAAGCGGAACTTTAGTTTAGGCATCAACAGACCTTGAGAGCTTGCTGATTGATCAGTTGCTAAAGGTACTGTAAATTTGCTTAGTGATGCTGTTGTCATTTTATTAATCCTCTGCTATATGTATATTTACCAATAATTGATAAGAGTTAATGAGGCATTACTACCTCATTAACTACCTATATTATACTCCGGCCTTAATGTCGCCTGGGTTCTTTAATCTAATTGGAATGTAGATGAATTCAACAGCTTTAACTGGCTCAATTGCAATATCAACATAAAGTTCATTTCTTGCAATACGAGTCGGTGTGTTGTTTGTTTCATCACATACAACCAAGTAGTCGTAAATACCACGTTTAGCAACTAGGTCATTGATCGCACCTTCGATCACACGTTTGATTTGATCACGTGTTGTCTTATCATTTGGCTCAAACAAGTAAGCATTGCCAACGCTGGCTAAAATGCTACGGATATAGTTTACTAGTCGAGCTACGTTAACACGATCCATTGCACCACCGGCCGCGGCACGTGTCTTTTGACCGTATGCTACAATACCAATGCCTGGTAACTGTGTAATTGGGTTAACGTACAAGCTATACAATGCGTCACGTAGGCCTTGGTTAACACCTGTTCTTACAAAGCCGCCGGTAGCTGGGTTAATGAAACCAATTGCACTTGCGTTATCAACTACGCCACGACGTGCACCAGCTGGTGCAAACCATGGATAGCTTACATTATCGTTATGGATGAATGTACGCAACATCATGTGTGATGCTGGAACTGCAACTGTGTTACCAGTTAGCGGTTCTGTTGCTTGACCGCTTGGGTAGTAAACACCCAAGTACATGTCGTTGTTGGCCAAACCATAACCGTCTGTATTATTTGCCCATGTTGTGATATCAACAATGTTACTAGTCAAATGCATTGGTGTATCACCAATAACAAATGCTGTGTTTTTGCGATCGTTGTTCAATGCAACCATGTTGTCAATAGTTTCCCAGTAGCCAGGAGCCGCTATCAAGTTGAATTGATAGTTATCCTCACGAATTACTGTGTTATTGTCAATTGCGGCATGCATGGCTTTGACGACCATTGCACGTTGAGCACTTGTACCAGCATATGGGCTACCGTCTTCTTTCAAACCACTGGCAGTTACCCATGTACCAGGTTGAATACCTGTTAGGTTATCTTCTGGATAAGCGGCTTCTGTAAACACTTGTCCTACCCACTTCTTAACGTTGTTACTGCTACGACGTGTGTTATACAATAGTGTACCACGTGGATACAAACGATAATCTGGACAATCTAGATCAACATAGTCAACTGTTGTTAAATCTGCAATAGTTGCGATTGCGCCAGTCACTGGATCTACCATACCGTCTGCACTCCAACGTGCATCAGCAAACACAACACCATTTGATGTAATTTTATCTTTGTTATCAATTAGAACCCACTTGGTGCCATTCCAACGATAAATTTCTGGGAAGTTGTTTAATGCAATCGCGCTGGTGTTGATCCATAGATCGCCTGCAACCAGATTGCCACCGTCGCTTTGTCCGCCAATTCTTGGAGGTGCACTTGCGGCAACAATTGGACCCATTGGGTCTGTTGCTGTTAGGTTATAACCACGGGCATCGTTAGCTAGATTGCGGTAACCTTTCCAGCTTGTGCCATCATTGATCATGATGTCATTGTCGTCGACATTTCCCCAGAACCACAATGTACCATCCATTGGGTCATTGTATGGAGTTACTGCGCTTACTGTGTATGTATTCAATGGAGCCCAGTTGCTTAGTAGCAAGCCAACACCATTGTGATTTAAACGCACATGAGGTGTGCTGGTTGTAAATCCTGCTGTTGTTAAAGGAGTTCCTGTTGTGTTGGCCACTACAATTGAGCCACCATCTTCGTGCATCAAAGTAATTGCGCCTGTTTGCTCAATTTGAGCACTCAGTCTTGGCAAACCAGCGGCTAAGAAACTTGCCACGAATGCCGCGGCACTTGTTCCACCGATTGTAACAGTGGCAGTTTCTGTCATTTCAGAACCGGCCACTGTATATGTTACACTAAATTCATCACCAGAATTAAATACCATTGGTGAATTTGGAACTGTTCCGGTGACTTTAGTTGCACCCACTGCTCGGCGAGTAAACAGTCTGTAGTTTAATGTATTTCGCTCAAGGTTGTCATACTTGATATAGATTGAGTTGGCAGGAATATTATAACCGCCTGCACCTGGATCTAATCCATATAAAGATTCTGCTTCAGTACCAAATGAATTTACAGCAACTTTAGCAAACATACCAGTGTCTGCATTGTATTGTTTTAATCCAATGTTTAGACCGCCGCCCAATGGTGTTGTTTTTGCCCATATACTACCGTTTGGTGCTGGATATGCATCTGTTGTTCTCCAAGCAGGAACGCTAACATAATTACCAAAATGTAATTGTGGTGAGCTGTATGTTTCAGCCATTAGGCCTACGTCTGCCAATAGTGTTCCTTGGCCTACGTCTGCAATCGTTGCCAAACCGTCGGCAGTACTACCATCACTTGCACTGGCACTAGTGATATATAATGCCAATGTACCAGCAGTAGTTGTTTGTGCAGTGACACCGGTAATCGAAGCACTGTTGATTGCGCTAACAACACTAGCAATAGTTGTACCTGTCACAGAAACAGTTGTACCATTGATCGAAATGCTAGCTGGAGTAACAGAACCAGATGATGTTCCGGTCACTGCTGGAAGAGCCGCCTGCCAGGCAGTAGTTCCAACTCGTAACCAACCTTCTGCATCTTTGTACCATGTAAAATTATTGACATCTAATGCTGTGATAGCATAGCTACCTACTGTGCCCAACGAATCCAACGGTGTTGGAATACCAAGAATTGGCGGTGCATTGTCAGCTGATGTGATAATTAAAGGTTTCTTAACAACAAAAGATTGTGTGCCTGCGTTCCACTCGTTAATGCCCCAGGCTGTTGAACCAATGTCAAACCAGTATGTACCGTTGTCTGGTTCGCCAATTGGGCGAGCACCTGAGTTTTGTAGTTGTTTTAAATCGATATCTGCACGGATAGCATATAGTCTGTTGCATGAGCCCAATGTGCTGTAACTGGCTAATAGACCATATTCATTAATTTCACTACCATGTACTGGAGTACCTGCAGAAGTAGTCTCAAAATTTGGGTAACCTAATGCAGTAATTAAATCGCGTTGGCTGGTAAATATCTGAAGTTTACCTGCCATATCTTTAGTAGTCCCGGAAGCTGTGCCTCCGAATACTGTTTTGTCTTGTTCGGTGGCTAAAATAACAAGTGGTACTGAGCCGATGCCGGCTGGAATGTACTGACTTTCGTTAACTACTGAAATTTGTAATCCTGGGGATACTAGTGCCATGGTAATGGGTCCTTTTTAAACTGTTAATGATATTTATTATCTAATGGCAATTTCTGCCGTTTACAGGTGCCTTTATAAAGGTCACCCACTAAATACCAATATGAAACCAAGACCATTATGCCCTGTATGCACCGCAAGACCTGTTGCTGTCAACTACGTTCGCAATAACATAACTTACTATAGAAGTATATGTACTGCTTGCTCTAGAAAAGGAAAAAAAATAAAGGCACTGCCACCAACCTGGTTTAGGACAGGCTATAGAAAAAAAGACTACTGTGAGCTGTGCAATTTTAAAGCCAAATACAAAGAAGACCAGCTCAGAGTCTTTTACCTCGATGGGAATTTAAAGAACAACGACTGGTCTAACTTAAAGACAATTTGCCTTAATTGCCAACAAGAAGTTTATCGTGCTAAGTGGACGTGGAGACCAAGTCCGATTGTACCAGATTTTTAATTTCGTTATACAAGTCGTCTATACTGCCGTTGTTGTTAAGTACTGCATCAAACTCGGTTCCAACCCATGCTGTTTCACTAGCATGAATACCTAGTTTTTCAAGTTTAGCCTTGCTAGTAGCCCAGGACATATTACTGTTTGGACCTTTATTAACACTCAATGCCGCATCATACCATTCTGGGTTGCCGCCACGAGTTACTCTAATAACTTTACCGCCAGCACTTTTTATAGCTTTAATTTCATTTGGAAAACGGCAATCGCTAATAACTACATCGTCTCTGCTGTTACGTAGCTTGTTTTCAAGGCTTGCAATCCAAACATCATCATGAAAGCCTTTACGGCACACTTCCGTACCCCAGTACTGCAACACCCATCTTGGAGTAATGTCCTGGCCTAGTCTATTACTCCACCACTCATCGCGCTGTTCGCGCCATTCACGTGCTTCCTTGGTGCGCCCTTCTAATAGCATTCTGTCCCATCCAAATACTGCCGCTACTGCATCTTTCAATGTTGATGCAAAACTTTCTCTACGAAACTCATGAAAGTTAACCAGATAGTCAGCCACTGTATCTTTACCGCTACCAATAAAACCGCAGATTCCTATAATCATAAAAAAGCCCCTAGTCTATAGAGGCTATTTTTACACACTATTGTAACAATGTCAAGCTCAGCAATTCCATTTACGTAGTGCTAGAGCTTTACGAGTAGGTTTGCCATTGGGCTTTTTCATTGGACCTTTAACGCCCGACATTCTGGCGCAGAATGATTTACGACGCTTGGACGCTTTGCTACCTTTTTTAAGTTTGCTAGGCTTAGTAGTAACTGCTGTTTGTAGTTTACTGCCAGGGTGCTCTTTGCGATAGCTAGCAACACCTTTTTTGTTAAGTCCACCGTTTTTATTTTTACCAGCTTTGCGGCGCCAGGCCGCTGTTTCCAAAAGCTCATCATCGTCAACAGATTCAAAGTCTTCCCATATTACATCGGCATCAACACCATGTTCTAGGGCCAGACTTTCAACCATTTCCTCAATCATATCAAACTGTTCATCGAGGTCTTCATTGAGACTTTCGTTTGGGACACAATTATTAACACGGATACCACCTTTGATTTTGGTTCCTTCCTTGTGTTTGCCTTTCCAGCACTTGGCATCTAGGCGTTGTTTGACTTCCATCATGCTGTTGCCGTGTGTTTCGCACATGCCGCAGTCAGGGCATACCGCTTCCATTTCAATGCTTTCGTTTTGTTTTTTCTTGCCGGCGCAATGCGCCTTTTGACTAAAGCCTTTTGGATGTGAGCAGTTGATACTGTTTTTGTATTTTTGGCTCCAGCCCTCTGTAATAATTTCATTAATTCTCATAGTTATCCTATTACCCAAGTTAGCGGCCAACTTCCGTCAACCATGTTCTTTAGGTCCTCTTCTAGTTTTTCCATTTCTGCTACCGATTCAGCTTTTAGGCTGGCACCGTTAAGTTGTGTACCGCCTTGTGGGCCTGCAATAGTAGCAAACTTTTCACGTGCTTCGCCTAGGATACGTTTACAGAAAGCATAAGCATATTCCTGTATCCACGGAAAAATCATTGTGTCGTTTAACAACATTTGATCGGGCTTTGAGTTGTAAACTCGTAGCATAACTGTTTCGGAAGGCACGTCTGAAGTTGGACTCCACACCGTAGTAGTTCTCAAATCATGTGTAACCACCTGCTGTGCTTCTAGTGCTGATTTTGCCACTACAGTAAACACATGTTGCGTTTGATCAACAGATTGAATTTGATAGTTGTTATTGTAGCCACCAATTTTGCAGTTGCTGATTGTGATAGTGTCTTGTACATTTACCTGCCAGATGTCTTCGGTTTCAATAGTAATAGTACTGCCCTGTGTTAGGCCATCCGCATACAATGCTGTCATACGAATATACTTGTGACCAGATGCTGGAATCTTACGTACCAGTGTTAGCTTCTTTGTAACTGGTTCCCATTGGAAATCAATGTAGCCACCAAACATGGTCATTGCTTGCTTTTGATATTGTGTAAACAATTCGTAATTTGTCAGTCCGCCCACACGCCCAGCAACCAACATATATGTGTTTAAGAAGCCGGAAGCAAATGGTTCAAATTGACTGGCACTTTGTCCAGTGATAGATCCAATACCTCGACGCAACACTTGGCGCACAACCATAATTTCTTTAGGAAGAATGTACTCTTGTACTTCAGGTTGTAGATCTAAAAATACGTGACTTTCTTCTGTGGCGTTTTGTGCTTTTTGACGATACTTGATCAGAGCCTGCTTGATGCCCATTTCGTAGTGATCTTTTTCTAGTTCAACGTCAACAATACCGTCTGCAAGTCGCATACGGATATAGTCAGTGATCTCTGCTCGCTTGTTGTTGGCAGTAGGATATAGTGTTGGATCGTAACCGACAAAACCTGGGCCGCCCAGATTATCTGTCATTATCGATTGGGTCTGTGTGAGCCCTGGTTTAAGTGAAACTGGCATAAAGTTGGATCCTGTTTTAAATATTTAGCCCTAAACAGGATCCAACTTACTCAACTTACTTTTAACAGTAGCGTATCTGCATTGATACGTCCGTTTAATTGCACTTCTGTGCTTTTAATTTCTTCCAAGAACTTACGTAACTGCACTTTAGATGCTTTGGCAAACTCACGTAGCTTCTCTTCGGGCTTGCGTAGCGTTTTTTGCACACTTTTGTTTTGGCTAAAGTTTACAATGGTTGTGCCTTTGACTGTCAAGTCCTTGTATTCTTCTGCAACATAGCGTCCAAGTTTACGTGTCTTAACGTTATAAACCCAAAGCTCTTTGGTATTAACAATATCAGCAGGATTGATACTGATGATCTTAAGAGCTTTGTCTTCTTTGGCGTACTTGAGCTTGCCAACAACCTTTTCTTTGCTGACTGCACGTGGCGCACGTACTTTTTTGGTAGCTTTTTTAACACCTCGGTACTGCTCAATTGCTGTTAACAGTTGGTCAAGGAACGTAAAGAGACGTTTAAAGTCTGCGGCTTTGAAGTGTTTGTATCCTTCAACCAACTGCTCGTCTTCTTTTTCGTAAGCAGATTTCAATTCATTGAATCGCCTTTGAAAAACGTCTTCATACTTGCTAAGTTGACTTTGCGGAACATTATTAGTTACAAAGAAATCATATGCTTTAAACACATACTTTGGGTTAAGCATGATCTCGTCGAAGTGACCTTCGAGTTCGCCTATAGTTTCTGCTGTTTTCTCGTTGAGACGATCTTGAATAGTAGGAACGTAGGGCTTGGGTTTGTCTATTGCAACTTCTTCTACTTCAGGTTCTGCGCTGTTGATCGACAACCCAATGGCTTCTTTAAGAAACTCCATGTGACGAGGTTTCATTGGCATGCCCTGACGGTGTGCCATTATCAAACCACAGGCAGTCATACTCAATGATCGATCACTGGCACGGATAAATGCCTTGATGTCTGATTTAGTGTAACCAGCGCCTTCACGTTGCATCCACTCAACCACATGCTTCTTGCAGTCTTTTTGACTGTAATGATAATTGTAATAATAAAAACTACGGCGCAGGTGATGGTCAAAGTCTGCATCGCTAAATGTCAGCGCACGTTCAGTGTCCCACACTGGCTCAGAGCCAGTGTATTTTTCGTCAGCAAAATGCACACGACTAGCACGTGGTGCTTTTGCTTTAATTTTGATGCCGGCTACTGTTGCCATTGTCAGCTCCTGAATAAGTTGATCAAGTGTATATTATACACTATATATCTTTTGGTGTCAACTAGTACAAAAGTTTGCTAAAAAATACCCATTCTTCAAATACTTTAATACTTTGGTTTAACTGTTGCTCTAGCTCTAGATAACGAGCTGTAGTGTGCCGTATTCTGCGACAATTTACTTCTTCTTTGCTCATTTCTGTTGTAATTAGACGACAGTTACGATATAACTTATATAACTCGCTTCGGGCCCGTATATCGCTGGTATTCTGTACCAGTTTTAACAGTTCATCTAGCTTTGCGATATGGTCCATTTGAGTATTATATGATAAAAACCAATTGCTGTCAAACCCATAAATATTACAATATAGGATTAAAGCATGGCGCGATTAAGTCTTTGGAAAGACGGTAAACACTCAAATGATTACAAATTCCTGGATCGTAGAATTTCAGAAATGTATACCATTGGCGGTACAGGTATTTTAGTACACAAATATCTAGGACCAATTGACCAGGGAGCAAGCGGAGATGCTACTAAACCGTCGTATGCATCACAAAGCGAGAAAAACATACAAGACTTGCTATTTTTAGAAAATAGAGATCGCAAGTACGACAAAGACGTTTATACCATGCGTGGCATTTACCAAGTGCCCGATCAAGACTTTGACCTAAGTCAATTTGGATTGTTTTTGGCTACTGGAACGTTGTTTATGACTTTCCATTTAAATGATATGCTTGACACATTGGGTCGTAAGCTGATGAACGGTGACGTGTTAGAGTTACTACACCTACGTGACTACAATCCATTAGATGAAACTATTCCCATTGCACTGAAACGTTACTATGTAGTATCTGATGCTAGTCGTGCCAGTGAAGGTTTCAGTCCAACATGGTGGGCTCACTTATGGAGAGTCAAACTCAATCCTCTAGTTGACAGTCAAGAATACAAAGATATTCTTAATCAAATTGCCACAGATGTCAACGGTAATCAAGTTGGTACAAATACATTGTCTGAATTGCTGAGTACCTACAACAAATATACCGGTATCAATGATGCTGTTATTGCTCAGGCTGAAATTGATGTTCCAAAGTCTGGGTATGATACTAGCACATTGTACATTGAACCTAGCGTTGACGGACAACTAGTTCCTGTTTCCCATACAACCGATGCTGTTCTTACTGCGGATGATGTAGTAGATACTGCGGATGAACAAGCACTAAGTCCTACAAACAAAGTAAAAGGTTATCTAACAGGTGACGGTAAAGCGCCCAATGGTATTCCAGTTGAGGCAGGAGTTGCCTTTCCTACACATCCTATCAATGGAGATTATTATTTACGTTTAGATTATTTGCCAAATCGACTGTTTAGATTTGACGGAGCACGTTGGGTTAGAATTGAAGATGCAGTTAGAACAAACCTAACACCAGGCCCAGATAACAAAACACAACGTAGTAATTTTGTCAATAGCACAGACACTATACGTCTACCAGATGGCACTGTTCAATCTAATAGAACATCGTTGAGTAAAGCATTTAAACCATTGTCGGACAATTAAACTATGCAAACATTTTTTTACGATCAACAGATAAGAAGATTTCTTCTTCAATTTATCAGACTCATCAGCAATTTTCAAGTTGAGTTTGGTAAAGATGCCAATGGTGTCAATGCCTTATTAAGAGTTCCTGTTTTTTATGGTGATGCAAGTAGACAAGCAAGCCAGATTATCAAAGGCAACTCTGAAAATACAATGAGTAATGTTCCTGCTATTGCTGTTTATATTGCTGGACTGACTTACGACAGAGATCGTGTTCAAGAACCCAGCTTTATAAACAAAATGCAACTACGCGAACGTGCAGTTGACCCAGACACCGGTGATATACTAAACGTGCAAGGTGGTACTTATACTGTTGACCGACCAATGCCAGTTCCATATAGACTTCAACTTAAAGCAGATATTTGGACCAGCAACACTGAACAAAAATTACAATTAATTGAACAACTGGCAATACTGTTTAATCCGGCAATGGAAATTCAAAGTACTTCTAACTACGTTGACTGGTCCAGCCTAAGTGCTATATTTTTAACAGACATCAGTTGGACTAGCCGTAGTGTTCCCACTGGCACAGAAGAACCAATTGATATTGCCACAATGACTTTTGAATTGCCAATTTGGTTATCTGCACCTGTATTAATTAAACAGCTGGGTGTAGTTACCAATATGGCCAGTAGCATATATGATGCTTCGGGCGGACTAAATCCTGATGCAGTTGATTCGTTGGGTTATTTGAGTAATAAAAAATCTATTACCCCGTTTGGTGGAAAGATTAGTATTGTATACTCAAGAAACACTCTTGAACTAGTTTCCAACACTGGTAGAAAAAGCTGGCGTTCGCTGATTGAAATGTACGGAACATTGGTAAACGGCATAAGTCAAGTCAGACTGCAACGACCGTATGTACGTGGGGTAGAAATTATAGGTTATATATCTTATCACCCAACCGACGATTCAATGCTGTTGTTTAATGTAGACCAAGACACCCTACCCAGCAACACACTAGATCCTGTTACTGCAATCATTGATCCGTTTAAATTAACCAGAGCAGATCCATTGGTAATTGGAGCCACTGCTGGCACACGATACTTAGTGCTTAACCGAATTGGCGATTGGTCCAACGTTGAAGCGGCTGTGGCTTGGCCTGCTCGTCCTGGCAGTATGTTAGTGGCCAATGCCAACGACATCATTGAATTTGACGGTCAATATTGGGCTGTTGCTTTTGACAGCAAGAATAATCCTAACGTGGAACATGTAACCAACTTAAATACTAATGTTCAATATCGCTGGGATGGCGAGCATTGGTTACATAGCTTTGAAGGCGAATACACGGAAGGCACATGGAGTCTGGTTCTATAGACAGTTGCGGTGCATTAATTTACGCACCAAATACTAAAAGATATTTGTTCTTGTTGCGAGCACACGGCAAGCATGCCAGGTCATGGGGGTTAGTGGGTGGAAAAATTGAACCCAACGAATCTATAATAGATGGGCTATATAGAGAAATTACTGAAGAAATTGGAATGGACTTTCGAAAAAATAAAGTTATTCCTATCGAAAAGTTTACCAGTGAAAATCTACACTTTGCCTATCACACTTTTGTAATCAAGGTAGATGAAGAGTTTATTCCGATATTAAATGAAGAACACACCGGATATTGCTGGACTCCTATGCAACAATATCCAAAGCCGTTACATCCAGGGGTTTGGCGTAGTTTTCAATTCCAAGTTGTTGTAGACAAACTAAAGACCCTAGAGTCTGTGTTATAGGTCTGCTTCAGTTCTAAAATTTTCGTAAGATATTTGTCTAAAGTTGGCACAGAATTTCCAGTCTTCCGGAATAGGTGCATTACGTCCTGGCATCACACGCACAAACTCTACATCGTTATATGTAGTAAACACTTCAAGCATTGACAAATTAAAAAACTCTTCGCTGGAGCCAGATCTGGCCGGCGCATATCCTGCGGTGTCTGCGTAGACATTTGAATTATAGCCTGGTGTGTCTTGCCCGTCAAATCCTACCAGGAATACTTTTTTGTGTCCATCAAAGCAGGCCATGTAAGTGGCAATGGATCCAGCATTCCATCCTGGATCTTGTGGAATAATGTGGAACTTGCCTGGATTTTCTAAAATGTTTATACCATTGGTGTATACTACATTATTTGTTGGGTATTCGCTGTTGTAAATTTCTTTGACAATATCTTTACCAACTGCAACCAAGAAGTCTGGTGCAAAATCTCTATAGAGAGCATTGCATCCATAACTTTGTAAACGCTCTCTACTTAGTAGTCCACCTTTATGATTTTTAATCAAGTTCAAGTTTAACTGCAATCTACTAGGGCCGTTACCAATGACTATTGCTTGGTTAGAAATGTGATTGTTGAATACATCGTTAGATACCCACTCATATACATGTTCCCACGAACCATTTTCGTGCGTCATGTCTGTAATTACTTGTTGCCCGGTGTAATCTTTACGATATAGCTTGTTTATTTTCTGCATTAGGTTCTCCCAACAACCACTTCGATTGTTTCAATATTATTTGTATTTATTGCTTCTAGTGCTTTACCTATCACACACCCTGGCACAAACTTGGCATTTTCAATTGCTTGTGCCACGCCAGGAATACTGCTGGTAACCAAGACTTGTCCTTTGTATACAGGACCTTGTACACGACACGGTACACGCCCTTGTAGCGCAACAGGAAGTCCAGCTGTGGTTGCATTCATTAGATACGCAGGATTTGTAGAAATAACGCCTGCCACTGCCGGATCGTGGTCCACAGTGGTTACTGTGATTTCTTTTGCACCGCCAAACACAACTACTGTGCCAGGGGGATAATTTTCATCGGCTACATAATTTTCTGCCAAGTCAGCGTATTGGGCCGACGTTGCTTTGGCCCAAACAGTACCAAAGGTGGCGCCCGATGCACCAATATCGCCTGTGCCGCTTACTCCGCCTTTGGTAATACTTGGTACTGTGAGTCCACCACTGAATGTGACTGCTGTGCTTGTTGTTGCCCCACGGCCAGTTACTGTTGCTAGTGTACTTGTATCATTGATTGTAACTGCGCCTGTTGCTCCAGACACACTAATATCTGTGCCTGCTACGGCGCTTGTTACACCACTGTTGGTTAGTGTAATTGTTGATCCAGAAACACTGGTAGTAAGACCGGTACTACCCGAAACGGTCAATGTTCCGCCACCTGCAACAGATCCTGTTCCTGATCCACCAGCCAGGTTAATTGTTGTGCTGACTGATACATTGCTGGCTAGTGTAACACGACCTTTGGTATCTATTGTTAACTGCGGTATAGAAGTTGAGCTACCGTACACGCCAGCAGTTACACCCGATGTTGTCAAACTCATACCCACCAACGAGCCACTAGCCACGTTGGATGTTATATCAGCAGTGTTTGCAAGACTTACTACACCAGTATTGGTAATTGTGACTGTCTGATTACTTGTACTGACGCTGATACCAGTGCCGCCCGAGGTAACTAAACTTTGACTGGCCAGAGCCACTGAACCAGATCCAGAACCGTTGCCACCCGTGCTAAGGCTTAAGGTTGTACTGATACTGGCTGTGCTTAGTGCAGTAACCCGACCATAAACATCAGTAGTGACAATCGGAATAGCACTAGAACTACCAACAGTGGTTGCACCAGGTCCAGTTGCTGTTAAATTGATTGCTGTACTATTAATGGTCAAATTACCAGCACCAGAACTTGTGCTTACAACTCGATTGCTGTTATCATACAGGCTTCCAGCATATACTGCACCGCTGACACCTGCACCACCTGTTACTTGTAATGCGCCTGTTGTTGTGTTTGAACTGGCAATACCCGAGTTAGCAACCAAGTTACCAAATGTTCCTGTGCTTTGTCCACTAACTGAACCAGTGACACTAAAGCTACCACCGGTGTCATTGGTAAATGTTACTTTTCCTGCTGTTGCAGAAATAGATGCTGTGTTTAAATAAATGGTACTGCCGCTTAGATATAAATCTTTCCAGCGTTGGGTGGAACTACCCAAATTGTAAGTGACATTGGCATATGGTAACAGGTTGCCTGTAATGTTACCTGTGGTAATGTTGCCTGTGACGTTTAGATTGGTTCCAATATATACATTACCACTGACGCCTGCGCCGCCTACAACAATCAATGCACCAGTTGTTGTACTGTTGCTGATAGTTCCAGATGCCGCAACAATATTACCTTGACTGATATGCACACCACCATTGTATAATGCACCACCAATACCAACACCACCTGAAACTACCAATGCTCCTGTTGTTGTGCTGGTACTTGTAGTTGACGCTGTGCTGTATACGTTGCCGCTTGTCTTGTTATAAAATATGGTAGTTGCACCACCAAAGGCACCGTTGTCGTTGTACTGCATTGCTTTATCAGAACCTTGAACAGTTGCTCCGGCCGCTGTGTTAACAAATGTTAAACTGGTAGTACCGAGTGTAATAGGATCTGCTGTGGTTAATTTAAAAGTTGCATACGCATTTACTGTGCCTTCAGAAATAATAATTGTCATGCCGGCAGTAACATAAGAACTTTGATTTGCATCTAGTGATCTGATCCAGGTACCGTTTGAACCTGATCCTAGTGTTTGTACTATATAAATTCCGTTTTGCGATCCAGTGGTTTGATCTTTTACCAGTACACGGTCATTTACCTGTAAGTTTACGTTATCTAGTGTTGCAGGTGCACCGCCTGTTAATGTGATATTTGATCCAACGGTTGCTACACGAGCCGACTGTTTCCAATCTGCATCGTAAATTTGACTGTATTTTGGTCTTGTTAGTGCCATGTGTTATTCTCGCAATATTCTATATTTATTAAAAAAAGAAAAGGGCCGAAGCCCTTTCTTTTTAGTTTACGTAATAGATTAATAACGGCCGACTACTACTTCAATTACGCCCTGAGCTCCACTGAAATCTGCCAATGCTTTACCAATCACTGTACCAATTTGCGGATTTGCGCTGGCTTTGGCCATACCGTTACCAGCTGATACCATCATATCACCTTTGTAAATTGGGCCCATTACTTTACATGGAACTCGTCCTGTGAAAGCCACTGGTGTAACAAAGTTTCCTTTTAGTCCAGCATTCATCAAATAACCTGGATTGGTAGAAACTACACCGGCTACTCTGTTGGTATTTGGTGCGGCCGATGTGACTTCTGCGGCTCCACTAAACTCAAGTACAGTACCAGGTTCGTATGCACGATCTGCCAAATAGTTCTCTGCCAAGTCAGCGTATTGTGCTGTTGTTGCTTTACCATATATGGTGCTAAACGTTGCACTTGACGATCCAATATCGATTGTTGCAGTAACACTTGGAAGAATTGAAGCAGATGTTGTTAGGCCTGCTGTGGTAATTCTGCCACCAGCGTTGATAATGCCGCCAATGTACACATCGTTGTTGATACCAGCACCACCTTTGACTACCAGGGCACCTGTTGTTGTGCTTGAGCTGTTGGTAGTTGATGCCGCTACCAAATTGCCGTTTATTTTACCAACGCCTGCCAAATTCCATGTACCACCACTTGCACCAACGTTGAACGTTGTAGCGGCTCCAGCCATGTTAACAGTAGTTGCATTTTCATTGAATAGATAAGCAGTTGTTTGTGTAGTTGTTAGGCCACCACCTGATGTGATTGCCACGTTACCTGCATGACTTGCGGCACCGCCGGTGTATAACGTACCACCAATACCTGCGCCACCTGTAACAATCAAAGCACCGGTTGTTGAACTTGAACTGGCTGTTGCATTCGAAAACAATGCGCTACCAGCCTGTAGGTTACCAAATGTACCTGTTACATTACCAGAAACTTCTGTAGCGTCAATCAAGAACTGGAATGTCTTGCTTGAGTTTTCTATACCCATGAATCCTATCTTGTCTGCACCACTGTAGTAGTGCATACGGATACCAAGATCGTTGCCATCGTCGCTGGTCCATGCGGCCAAGTTGCCGTATGTGTGTAGATCAATAATACTGTCGTAGTGTGTTACTTGTGGGCCGTTAAACGCCACATTGCCGTTGATGGTCAATACACCGCCTACGTTCAATGCGCCGGCAATACCGGCTCCGCCTGCCACTGTCAATGCACCAGTTGTAGTACTTGTTGATACTGTGGTGTTGGCAATGTTTGCAGATCCAAATACCAGTCCAGAGTGTACACCGTTGAATGTTACACTGGTATTTGGTTTGGTAGTAGCGTCTGAGAAGAATCTATAGTATCCTGTGGCCGCCTCACGAACAAAGCCAGTGTACTTGGTACCACCACGTGAATATTGTCCTACGATACCCAATTCATATGTATCCGCTGGGTTTGAATTACCAACGAATGTGATTGGAGCGTCAACTGTGATGTTGGTAGTTGTAACACTGGTTCCTGCTCCACCAAAGCTGATGTTACCAACTACGTTGACGTTACCACCCACATACAAGTTACCAATTAGACCAACACCGCCGTTAACACGTAGCGCACCAGTTGTGGTGCTGGTTGAGTTGGTAGCAATGTTAATAACTACACCGGCTGGTGCACCAGCACGGCTTTGTCCAATAATACGCATACGCTCTGTGCCGGTAGAGAAACCGTTGGTACTGAATACAATGTCGTTTTGTACACCGTTGTTGGCAGTTGACAAGAACATACTACCATTGCCGGTTGATCCTGTGGGTGCTGACATAAAGATGTAGCCATCGTCTGGGCCTGTTACACCGTAGGTGGCATCACTAAATGTGCCTGAAGTAATACCCATGTCCATCCAACCAGCATTGTTGTCACCGTTGGCCGCATACACAATCAAGTCAGTTGAAGCACTGACACCGTTGTTGTTGTTATGTAATGCCAACTGCACGAAAGCGTCAGCATCTCCAGAAAACACAGCAGATTCGTTAGTATAACCCGCCACCGTCAAAGATATTGCGGATCCACTGGTATGGGCGGCCGCTGTTGTTCCGTTAAATCCGCGAACACAGCCTGTAAAACTGTTTGATGTTTTTCCAGTAAACTTGATCTGTTCTGTGCCGCAAAGTAGTGTGCCAGCACTGAACGGAAAACTAGCAGTTGACACTACACCAATGGTGCCAACACTGGCGTTAATTGTGCCCGACAATGTGGTTGTATAAGTTTGATCGCTGGTTAAACCAATAGCGCCTGGACCTTGATAGAATACACCGGCACTGGAAATCAAGTTACCAGTAACAACCAAACCGTTACCGTTGATAATACGTGCCTGCTGAACAGCGTTTGTGTCGTTAAATCCTGATGCTGAGAAAATAATGTCACCGTAACCGTTGTTGGCGTCTGTGGCCAATACCAAGTTACCACCAACCTGTGTACCACCAACCACCGGTGCAGACATGAAAATGTAGCCATCACCGGCTTTGGTAATCGCAAAAGTAGGGTTAGTGTATCCGGTACTTTCAATACCCATGTCAATATAACCGCTGGCGTTGTCGCCAACGTCGGCATAGGCAATAAAGTCTGTGGAAGCATTTGTGCCACTGTTTGGATTGTGTGCTACCACCTGTGCAAAGTCATTGACTGACGTTGATGCAAGCAATAGTGCATTTGTAATTGGGTTAGAGCCGTTATCTCTAAAAGGAATAGCTGTGTTGTCTGGGCTTAGGTATACGTTACCTGTTGACTTAACATCACTATTACCTGCAAATGTTATACTGTTTCCAACCTGTATACCATTTTTTACGTTAAAAAACTTGTTTGCCATAGTTCCATATCTCCCTGTTGGCTATTAAATTGTAAAGTACTCTTTGGCCATTCGGACTTGAGTGCCTGAGTTTACTGCTGTGTATTGTACCAATACGTTACCACTGCTGACAGTTGCGCTGAAATCGCCCAACGATGCGGCTCCGGTATAGACATCACCGTACATGGAGATGTAAGCGTTGGTACCATCGTGGATTACCAACATTTCTTGTACTTCATACTGTCCACTGTAAGTAGATTGTGCTTTGTATTTTGCACTACGATATGTGCCAGTTGAGAAGTAGTCAACTGTGGTTGCACTTGTGCTAGTAGATACGTTTGAAACGTTGGAAACAAATGCACCACCTGGTTCAATGTATGTAGTAGGTTTAGAAATGTCGCCTTGCTTTGCAGTAAAGAACTGGATGGCGCCATCTACTGTGGCCACGTTCATCAAACCGTTTGAACTGGAAATACTAGAAACAACTGAAGTTGTTACCAATACACGAACGTCAATTACGTCACCAATTGCTGGAGCTTCTGTGAATGTAATTACGTTGTTGCTGATACTGTAGGCCAGTGTTGGTTGCTGTGCAGTACCGTTGATATAAATCATTGAACCAGTGGTAGTTGCCTGTGCTGATCCAATTGCTGTTAGTGTAAACGTTAATGTTGAACCATCACCGTTAAATATCTGTGACTGAATGACTGTAAAGTTTGATGTAACACCGTTCCAGTTTGTGCCATCATAGAATTCAATGATGTTCTGGCTGGTATTGAAACGCATCATACCGGCAATGTCAGTGAAGCCTTGTGCGCCTGGACGCTGTGATGTTGTACCACGTGGCATAACAAACGCATCATTACTGTTGATGTTCAACTTGGCGCCATTGACAATGCTTGATGATGTTGCAGATCCACCAATTGTTACAGAGTCGTAAACAGTTGAAGCTTTGGCATAAATCAATGATGTGTCGTTTTTACCACGTACAAAGAATTCGCTACCAGAAGTTTGAGCAGAGTTAATAATAACTCCGTTGCCCATGAACACGTTGCCAGTGACACCCAGTCCGCCGCCTGCTGTGATTACCACTGCGCCTGTTGTGGTGCTTGTGCTGTTTGTTCCACTTGCGGCCACAATGTTACCACCGTGTGTTGCAACACCGCTGATGCCCATGCCGCCGACAACTACTAGTGCGCCTGTTGTTGTGTTTGTGCTGGCTGTGCCTGAATTAAGAACAACGTTGCCGCCAAATATACCAACACCTGCAACACCAATGCCGCCTTTGGCCACAATAGAGCCGGTGTTGACATCAACTGTGGTTGTTGTGGCGTTGGCCACAATGTTACCTGCTGTTGTCAGCGTGTCGCCTGTGTATACTTTGCCGCCAATGCCAACACCGCCTGTGACAATCAATGCACCTGTTGTTGTATTGGTACTTGCTGTTGTTGCGCTGGCAACTAGGTTGCCACCAAATATACCAACTCCGGCTACGCCCAATCCGCCTTTGGCCACAATAGAGCCTGTGTTGACATCAACTGTGGTTGTTGTGGCTGTTGAAACTATATTACCACCAAATATACCAACTCCGGCTACACCAATACCACCCTTGGCAACTATTGATCCAGTATTAACGTCAACTGTGGTAGTTGTAGCATTGGCCACAATATTGCCAGCCGCTGTGATTGTGTCGCCAGTATAAACTTTACCACCAATACCAACACCGCCTGTTACTACCAAAGCACCTGTTGTTGTGTTTGTACTTGCTGTGCTATTTTGAGCAACAACATTACCCAATGTTGTTAGCACTCCGCCTACGTAGGCTGAGCCAGTAATACCAGCGCCACCATTGACTACCAGTGCACCTGTTGTTGTGCTTGTGGTTACTGTTCCTGACTGGGCAACAATGTTACCTAAGCTGGTAAACTTGCCACCAATGTATGTGTCTCCAACAATACCTGCACCGCCCGACACACGCAATGCGCCCGAGGTTGTGCTGGTACTTACGGTGCTGTTTGATAATAACAGGCCGCCGGACTTGATAGTACCATAAAGTGTTCCTGTGAATACGTTGGCAGTATCTGAACCTGCTTCGTACCACTCTAGATATCCTGTGTCGTGTGCGCGGACCAAGGCCGCCGCGTTATCACCAGTACCGCCACCAAGTGTAGTACTGTAATAGTGCATCTTCAGACCAATGTCAAAGCCGTCATCGGATGTTAGTGGTGTTAGGTCACTTGGGGTATGCAAATTAATAATTGGGTCTAATACACTCAATGTACTTGAACCAATGCTAACACTTTGACCTGTAACTGACAAGTTGCCCAAGATAGTAACGTTGGCTCCAAACCATGAATCTTTGGCTACACCAATGCCGCCTGCGGTAATAATTGCACCAGTTGAAATACTTGTGGCCGCTGTTGTGTTTGTTGTGTTAAAGATACCGCTGTTGTTAATACCAGCTGTAATTACTGTACCACCAACGTTGACGTTACCTGTAACACCAGCACCACCTGCCACTATCAATGCACCTGTTGTTGTGCTTGAGCTGGCTGTTCCGGACTGTGCAACAATATTGCCGCTGGCAGTGATAGTACTGCCAGTATATAGTGCTCCGCTAATGCCGGCGCCACCTGCAACTACTAGAGCGCCTGTTGTTGTACCTGAGCTGGACTGTCCACTAAAGGCTACCAAATTGCCAGCAACTTTGACAATACCAGACATGTTGGTAGTGCCACTGGCATTGCCCAAATTGATTGTTGTGGCCGCGGCCGCCATGTTCAAGGTAGTTACACCTGAATTTACCAAACTAAATGTTGTAGAATTTGCATCAAACGCAATACCGCCAACAGTTATACTTGATGCTGTGTTAATATTGCCACCGACGCTGAGTTGACGACCAATACCAACACCACCTGTAACAACCAATGCACCTGTTGTTGTACTTGTTGACTCTGTACCAGATTGGAATGCTACATTGCCTTTTGGTGTAATAGTTAAATTACCAGTGCTGGTAATTGTATCTTTTACAAATAAGTTTCCACCAATGTTGGCATTGGCTGTGATGGCCGCACCGCCAACAACTATCAATGCGCCAGTTGTGTTGTTAGTGCTTTCTGTACCACTGAATGCCACTAGGTTGCCAGCAACTTTGACAATACCAGACATGTTAGTAGTGCCACTGGCATTGCCCATGTTAATGGTTGTTGCGCTACCAGCAAAGTTCAATGTGCTGATTGTGTTGTTTACTAGTGCAAATGTTGCTGAGTTAGCATCAAAGTTTGTACCGCCAATGCTTAGGCTTGCGGCTCCTGCAATGTTACCGGCTACGTTTAATCTGCCACCAATACCAACACCACCTGCAACTTTTAATGCGCCAGTTACAGTATCTGTACTAGGAGTTGCACTGGTAATGCTACTAGAAATTTGTGTTAGGTTACCAATTTGTAGGTTAGCCCAACCGGAGTTATTGAGAGATGTTATTGCGCCACCGGTGTTGGTTGTGGCAATAAGCTGAAATTGTCCTGTGGCTTCGTCCCAGGTAAACGCTGTGTTTACAGAACCGTAGGATGCTAAAGAGTTTAGGTTACGATTAATTAATAGACCAATGTCGTACCCGCTGATACTACCAGTATAGCCGTTATTTAAAACTAGTAATGGGTCATTAACAAAGGTATTTGTACTGCTTACAGTACTGGTTGCACCCGTTACAGTAAAGTTACCAACAACGGTAATGTTACTATTAAGGGTAATGTCTGGATTAAACACTGATCCAACAAGTGTACCTGGTAACAGTTTTGTATAGGTAATTGTTTGATCAGTGATCTGATTATTCTTTATTCTTGTCACAGCCATGGCATTGTTTCTCCGGTTAATGTATTTACCAGAGCAAGAATAAATTGTGTCTTGCGGAGGCTAGGATTAATCTGTTACTATTTTAACAAACAGTGATTTTTTGGCTTGCAGTCCAGCTATCACTGCTGAATGTAAAGGAATAATTTCCGGGAATAGCAACAGTTACAGTGCCTGATAAACTGCCCTCATTGTCAAAATTTCCCACAGCAAAATCGTTAATTTTTAATTCTGTGTTGGGAATAGCACCACTTACTGAGTAAATAAAAGGCAAGTTTTTTTCTGCGGTTACCGGTATTTCTACTGTAGGACTGTATATTTTAAGCAAGTGCAGTTGTTTGTGTGCGGTACCTTCAAAATACAGGGCAATCGCATACTCACCTGCTATTAAAAAGCTCATTTTTATACTGGCAAATCCATTGGAATTCAGCTGTATACTGCCCACAGCATCACCAGTGTAGCTTACCCAAGTACCGGGTGCACCACCGTTAATTGTTAATGTCAACTGTTGAGATGTGTATCCTTTGTTTGGAGAATCAACTGATTCTGTAAAGGTTAAAACACTAGTCTCAACAGAAACAGTACGGTTAGGATTTATATATGTTCTAGTGTATTCAACTTCCGCCACAGTCACAGGAGGATCTGCTGGCTGTACATAATCGTCTGGTAATTTATAGTCAGGGTCAAAAGGAGGATTATTCAAATTCATTATAGTGTCACCGAATAAGTTCTATTATGCCCACTCGAATTAAAGTGGAAGTTAAATGTGTATGTGCCTGACGGAAATGACAGTCCAGCAAACACAGCTTCACCATTTGCATCTATTGATCCCGATCCGCTAGCTGACCCAGAGTATGTAAATGAATCGCCTGGTATGCCACCCCTAATAGCAACATCATAAGCAACGTTGGCTTGAGGAGTAGTAGAATTTACAAATATTTCATTTGCACCTACCGAAGCTGTAAATGTTCTAGTATGTCCAGTAGACGGAAAACTAAAATTATATGTAAATGTACCTGCGTATGGCCACATCACCCCAGAAAACAGTCCAGTTCCGTTGGTGTCAAGATATCCAGCACCACTGGAGTATCCACTGTAGCTAAAGAATGTGCCGCCTTGTCCTCCCAATACATAAATGTCGTATGAAGTTTGTGCTAAAAGGCTTGACGGTGCGTTAAACGTTTCGTTATATGTTAGTGTAGCTGACCAGTCTACGTTTTTACTTGCTTGTCCACTGGACGGTAACGCAGTAAACGAACCAGTAAAGGTGCCTTGGAATGTGCCAGCTGGAACAACTATTCCAAGTGGAACAGTTACTGAACCTCCACTGCTTAACGTATAGTCCTTTGTGGCGCCCGGACTGCTTACTCCCCCCACAGAAACACTAAATGCCGAGGGCCTTGATGTTTCTTGAACTGTGGCCGAGCCTGACCCGCTTGTTGCTGATAGCGTTCTAGTGGTACTATATGAGCCGGCGGCTGATAAGTTTAAAGTCCACGTTGACGAGTCCCAGGCAATTTGAAGAGGCACCGGTGCAGTATAAGAAACAGTTAAGGTGGTTGTAGCATAGTCACTACCCGATGTTGCTGTCACAGTCCAAGAGTAAGATCCTGATGTTCCCCAATTGATACTGTCTAAATACGACCACTTGGTTTTAATTACTGCCTGTGTATTACTGCTTGACACAATAGTTCCAGCAACACCAGGGTTCCAGGTAATTGGATAGTTTCCCGGATTGGTTAATCTAACTGTAACTGATGTTGAATCATTATAGACTGCGCTATAGCTATACGACCCAGACTGAAAGTCATATGGAGGACTATACGGTGGCGGTGCAGGAGTTGTTGACGTATCGTTAATTGTAACAGACGAACTGGTTGCTTGTACTGTGCCACTGGTACTACCAGTTCTGAGTTGCAATTGAAACGACTCTGAACCTTCAGTTGTTGAGTCAGCCGATATGGCTCTAGTAATTGTACCAGTATTGCTGTTGATTGTAACAGTACCACTGGTTGTGCCACTGGTAAAGTCCGACGAGTTTACAGTACCTGTAGTTGTCCAATATAATGTTGTACCGTTAGCAACGTTTGTTGTTGTTACTGTAAAAGTTACACTACTGCCTTCGTTGATTGAGGACACACCCGGGGCGATTGCGTATGTTGGAGTGGTATCTACTACCAATGTTGCTGTTGTATTAACTGTTACTGAGCTGTGTCCAGTGTTGTCGTCTGACAGTATGGTAAAATAACTAGAAGCCGACCCAGCTGATGCGCCGGCAACAGGATAGGCTGTAAATGCTTTTGTTGTTCCTGCAGAGATCGTAGTTGAGTTAGATCCAAATGCTGTATAGGAACCGCCTTGTGTAAAATTAAAACTGTGAGAATAGGCATCGCCACTGTGTGCTACAACACCAGCAACAGTTAGTGTTCCGTGTCCAGAATTTGTAATTGCAACTACAACTCCTGTAGGGCCTGTTGAACTTGTATAAATGTTTCCGTAAGCATACGATCCGCTAACAGGAGCCGTCAACGTAGCAATTTTACTTGCAGTTGTAGTATAACTAACTGATGCTGTATTTGAAGTTATAATTGCGGCATTATTGTTAAAATTAATGGTGGCTGAACTAGATCCTGTTGAATTACTTTGAAACGAAAGATTAAATATTTGAGATCCACCAGACGCAATAGTTGCACTTGTTGGGCTAGCAGTAAACAGATCAATGTTTGTATTGTTTGAAAGTGTGACAGAGTTCACTAACAGTGGGCCAGCACTTGCTCTGTTGTATACTGTTACAGGATATGTGCCAGAGTTGACGCTTTCGATTACTCCGGTTGGAGATACAGAAGTTGTAGACAACTCTATGTTTGGTGCTGTCCATGTATTAGTCCATGCTCCAGAAACATTATTCCATACTTTTTTAACTCTGGTCCAAGCACCACTTTGTTTAACATAAGTTTCTTTGGGCGGAACCCAGTTGCCTCCATTTTTTACATTTAATGATGCCATGGATTACACCTGATACCAAATATCTCCATCACTACCACCGGACGGAGCACTAGCAGAAACGGTTCTTGTTCCGTACCCGTTACTAGTTGAGGATAAAGAAATGTTTATGTTGGCGCCGGTTGCTGTAGTTACTACACCACCAGTTCCGTACACACCCAAACTTGATACGCCCGGGCTGACTGAACCTGTTCCGGTATTGGCCGCTGTGCTCAATGTTGTTGTAATAGTTGCAGTGGTCAATCCAACAACTCGACCAAAAGTGTCAGTTGTCACCACTGGAATAGCTGTGCTACTACCGACTGTGGTTGCACCTGGACCAGCTTGTGTTAGTTTTATTCCTGAACCTGTAATTGTCAAGTTGCCTGTGCCAGAACTGGTGCTTACAACTCGATTACCACCATCGTATACACCAGCAGATGCAACAACGTTGGCTACAGTAATATTGCCCGAAGTGGCTATACTTGCAGTAGTTAGGCTACCGCTTGTATAGATATTGCCTACAGAAATATTTCCTGATACAGTTGCATTAGTGACTGTTAGTGTTCCTGCGCTTGCTGTCAAGTTTCCAGCAGTTACGTTTGCTGTTACTGCCAATGAACCCAGTGTTCCTACGCTGGTAATGTTAGTTTGCGCGGCTGTTTGTAAGGTACCAGTTAGTTGGGTTCCAATTACAGATCCGTAAACTGTACCTAAAATATTACCTGCTGTGACATTGCCTGTTACAGATGCATTTTCTGTCAATATCAAGTTGGCTGTTTTAATTGTACCGTAAGTGGTTCCAACAAAAACACCGTTTTGATCTTCTATTCCTGATGCGTACCATTCAAAATATCCCGAATCGTTTGCTCGTCCAAAAAATGCAACTCTATCACTACCTTTGTAGTAGTGCAGTTTAATACCAATATCTTTTCCATCGTCGGCGATCAATGGAGATAGATCAGATGGTGAGTGCAAATTAATGATACTGTCATTTACTGTTAGATCTACCGATCCAATGTTTGCACTAATACCTTGTACTGTCAAGTTTCCTTTGATTAATACGTCTTGATTGATTGTGGCCGAGTTGGCGGTTATGGCATTAGCAGATATATTTCCAGTTGAGCCTGAGCCTGTTACCGTCAAGCTGTTGACTGTTAAACT